TTTCAAACAGTTACCAAAATACTCAGAAAATGTAGAATAAATTGAGCAAATCGTAGACACGCATATATAATTGTAGTATAATGTATTTTTCAATCAAGGAGAGCCACATCATGGCATCAAAAATGTTCAGTTCAGAACAACGTAGTAAATTGACTCAATTAGTTAATGAGGGTATTGCTGTATTACAAGAAGTAGAAGATTTGAGCGCAGGCCTTAACGACACTGTAAAAGCAGTAGCAGAAGAATTAGAAATCAAACCTAGTTTGCTCAAAAAAGCGATTAAGATCGCTCAAAAATCAAAACTAACTGAAACCAATGCTGATCACGAAACAGTTCAAGACATTCTCGAAACAGTTGGTCGCACGGTTTGATCGATTGGCACGCGACATGGAATTTTGTCAAAAGGGATTGGCACGGTCATCCTGCCAGACTATGTTTAGAAGTTTTTAATTGGTTTCTAAATGTCATTATAGTTGTTACATTTGCTGCCACTGTACCTGACGTTCCATTCTTAATTGTTTATCCATTGTTCTTTTGCTGTTTGGCTATTAGCATGTATTCAGCATTAAGCAGAGGAAGTTTTGGATTGTTCATGACCAGCTTAACTATTTTCTTAGTTGATCTAGTTGGGTACTATAGATTATTAGCATAATGAAAGTTCTGATAACAGGTGATAGTTTTGCAGCAGATCAACAGACTAAATTTCCTAAAAATGTAGGTTGGCCAAATATGTTAGCACAAGAATATACAGTAACTAATCTTGCTCAAGCAGGTTGTGGCGAGTATAAAATTTGGCAACAACTAAAATCTGTTCAACTTAATAAATTTGATCATATTGTTATAGCACATACTAGTCCAAACAGAATTTACGTCAAATCACATCCAGTACACGCAGGTGATCCGTTACATGCTAATTGTGATGCAATTTACTCTGATATCAAAGAACACAGTAAAACGAACAAACGTCTTGACCCGTTGGTTGATTTTTTTGAAAACTATTTTGATGAGGACCACGCTAAAGATATACATAATTTAATATGTGGTGACATTGACAAGTTAACTAAACCATTTCCTGTGACACATATTATCAGTTTTGATTGGAAAGGTTTATATAAATTTGATAATATGTTAAATTTCTATCCTACTTTTAAAAGCAACAGAGGTAAGGTAAATCATTATACAGACAAAGGTAATATTGAGGTTTACAATAAGATTAAAAAACAGTTATAATAGTATAAATCGCCTATCTTGGGCATGAAGAGTGTGTGTGAGCTAGAAGTCGCACAAAAAGGAAATAAATGAGTTACGTAGACGCACTATTTGATCGAAATAAAGATCGCATTTACATCGTAGAAAGAGTCAATGGCCAGAGAGAGTATAAAGAATATCCTGCCAACTATACTTTTTATTACGATGATCCTCGCGGTAAATTCCGCACTATCTATGACACACCAGTGTCACGATTCAGCACACGTATAGGTAAAGAGTTCCATAAAGAAGTTAAAATCAATAGTGGTAAGCGCATCTGGGAAAGTGACATCAATCCTGTGTTCCGTTGTCTTGAAGAAAACTATCTTGGACAGAAATCCCCAAAACTACAAACAGCGTTCTTTGACATTGAGGTGGACTTTGATCCTGTCAGGGGGTTTAGTAAACCAGAAGATCCATTCAACCCAATCACTGCTGTGTCAGTATATCTAGATTGGTTAGACAAACTGGTTACCATGGTTATCCCCCCTAAGAGCATGAGCTGGGAAACTGCTGAAGAGATCGCTAAGAACTATGACAACTGCTTCTTGATGGAACGTGAGGAAGACCTACTTAAAACATTCTTGGACTTGATCGATGATGCTGATATATTATCAGGGTGGAACTCAGAGGGCTTTGATATTCCTTATATGGTACAACGTACCAATCGTGTGTTAAGTAAAGATGACACACGCAGATTCTGTTTATGGGGACAGTTCCCCAAGCAACGTGAGTTTGAACGCTTTGGTGCTGCTAATATGACGTTTGATTTGATTGGTCGGGTGCATATGGACTATATGCAACTTTATCGCAAGTATACATATGAAGAGCGTCATAGTTATAGTCTAGATGCTATCAGTGAATATGAACTAGGTGAAAGTAAAACACAATACGAAGGCACATTAGATCAATTATACAATAAAGACTTTGCCAAGTTTATCGAATACAATCGTCAAGACACTGCCTTGTTGCACAAACTAGATACAAAACTACGCTTCTTAGATCTAGCCAATGAACTAGCACATGACAACACTGTGCTATTACAAACTACCATGGGTGCAGTGGCAGTTACCGAGCAGGCCATCATCAATGAAGCACATCAATTGAACATGGTAGTACCAAATCGCAATCGTGATGAAAGTTTTGACACACAAGCGGCAGGTGCGTATGTGGCAACCCCCAAAGCAGGCATGCATGATTACATTGGGGCTATCGACATTACCTCACTATATCCTTCAGCGATTCGTGCCTTGAACATGGGTCCAGAGACCATCGTAGGACAATTGCGTCCTACAATGACTGAACACTATATCAAAGAAAAACAAACATCAGGCAGTAGTTTTGCAGATGCATGGGAAAACTTATTTGGATCGTTAGAATATACTGCTGTGATGAATGGTGAAGTTGGTACGGAGATTACTATTGATTGGGCCAATGGTTCCAGTGATGTCCTAAGTGCCGCAGATTGTTGGAGATTAATCTTTGATAGTAATAAACCTTGGATCTTATCGGCCAATGGCACTATCTTCAATAATGAACGCAAAGGTGTTATTCCAGGCTTGCTAGAGCGTTGGTATGCTGAACGTCAAGACATGCAAGTTAAGAAGAAAGAAGCTGTTACCGACGAAGACATCGCTTTTTGGGACAAACGACAACTAGTTAAGAAGATTAACCTCAACTCATTGTATGGTGCTATCTTAAATCCAGGTTGTAGGTTCTTTGACAAACGTATCGGACAGTCGACTACACTGACTGGTAGGACTATCGCTCGTCATATGGATGCATACATAAATGAATGTATCACTGGCATATATGATCATACTGGTGAGGCGATCATATATGGTGATACAGACTCATGTTACTTTAGTGCCTATCCAATGGTCAAGGCAGATGTTCTAGCAGGTACAATGGAATGGAACAAAGACATAGCAGTAGGCTTGTATGACAGTATCGCTGACCAAGTAAATGAGAGTTTTCCAGCATTCTGCGAAAAGGCTTTCCATACTCCCAGACGTCAAGGTGAACTGATCAAAGGTGGACGAGAAAGTGTATCACTTAAAGGTTTGTTTATTAAAAAGAAACGTTATGCTATCCTAATCTATGACATGGAAGGGCATCGTTTAGATGGTCACGGTACCCCAGGTAAAGTAAAAGCCATGGGCCTAGACTTAAAGAGATCAGATACTCCTAAGGTCATCCAAGACTTCTTAAGTAGCGTATTGCTAGAAGTATTAACCGGTGCTGACAGAGAAACTATTATCGCCAAAGTGCGTGACTTTAAATTACTGTTTACAGAACGCCCAGCTTGGGAGAAAGGTACACCTAAACGTGTAAACAACTTGACCAAATATACCAAAGAAGAAGAACGCCTAGGCAAAGCCAACATGCCAGGACATGTGCGTGCGGCCATGAATTGGAACAACCTAAAACGCATGATGGGCGACCAATATAGTATGAGTATCGTTGATGGTATGAAAACGGTAGTATGTAAACTTAAAGATAATCCGCTTGGTTATACTAGTGTTGGATATCCCACAGATGAAACACATATACCTGCGTGGTTCAAGGAATTACCTTTCGATGATGCTAGCATGGAAACTGGTATCGTAGACCAAAAGGTAGAAAACTTGCTAGGTGTACTAGATTGGAAGATCGCAGAGAACACACAGATAGCCACAACATTTGATAATTTGTTTAGTTTTGAATAATGGGTAAACTGTACGATTTAGTTGAATTTAGAAATCATCTAATAGATCAATTAGACCATCTTAGTCTAGATAAATCTATACAGGATAAAATTGAATCTCTAGAAAAAACAAAACGTATTTTCTCCCAGTATTCTGAATATTGCGATCAAACTATTAAAAATTATTTTTTGCTACAACAGCAAAGTCAAACAGCAATCAATAGTATACGCAAACAAATATCCAGTCTGGATTTAGAAATAGATATTGTAGCTACATCTTTATTTGATACCAATGAGTATCGTAATAACTTCAATGAAGAGCAAATACAAGGTCCAGAATTTAAAAATAATTTAATAGTGTCAACAGAATTAGAAAGTATCATAGTATCTAAGATAACTGAATATAGTAATTGGCATTATCCTGCACTGCAAATTAGTCCAAGAAATAAAAAATGGATAGACCCAATGGTTGCTGCTGATCCTCTATATTTAACACATTGCAATATAGATCTTGTAAAAGAAATTATTAAATCTTATCCAGATTTATATCAAAACAGACTAAGACTTTATGAGATAATGGATAGAGATTTTTCTAAATTACCGCAAGCACAATTCAGTTTCGTATTGTGTTGGGATTATTTTAATTATCTAAGTTCAATCTTTGTTGAAAAATATATAAAAAACGTTTATCATTTATTACGTCCAGGGGGACATTTTATGTTCAGTTATACTAATTGTGACCTAGCAGGATCTGCTTTACGTGCAGAATCTCTGGCTTGTGCTTATGCTAGTTCGAAATGGCTTAAAAAACTATGTATTGAAATTGGATATGAAATTAGTGACTTAAAAGATTTTGATACAGATGATGCGTTTAATACACATGTAAGTTTAGCAATATTAAAAAAACCAGGTAATCTTGCCACACTAAAGGCAGCACAAGCCATGGCTCAAATAATAACCAAATA